ACGTTTTCAAGGTCTGTAAATTCTAAAGGCTGTAAGGTCTTAAAGTATAGTTTTAAGCTAATATTATTGTAAGCTAATATACTGTCAAAGGCATCTATTAAAAGTGTCTGAAATGGTCTAATAACTGTGTTATCCATTAGTATAGATGCAGTCTTTAACTCGTCTGCGTTGTTACCTAAACCGCTACTGTCTTTAATACCTAAAAGCATAGGGCTTACAATCCTATGCGCTACCATAATCTTTTTACCACTCTCATCACTTAAGAATTGGTATTGGTTATGCGCATCGCTTAACTGTATAGGCTCTATTGTTGCTGCACTCTCTGGGTTGTCGTTAAACGCTAATATAAATTTACCAGCATTACTTGAGCCGCTAAACTTTTGGTATATTCTATTCTCAAGCATTTGACGTTCCTCTGCATTTGGAGTTCCGTTGTTAAAATTTATAAGCATACTAGGAGCTAGTCCATTAAGGATATTGTTCAAATGATAGTTACTTATTTCTTCCTCTAACTCTGCGTATTGTAAACCACCTTGATAGTCTGGGCTTGAATAATACTTATACCCAGCCCTGTAAGGTTTAACGTATACTATCTCTATGTTTTCTGTTGAATAACCAAAAGCTGGTATGCGTGTACAATCGTCTGCTTTTTTTACTTTACTCCAATCATCAGAATAGTAGTAAGCCTCTATCTCGCCTTTGTCGTTGCATTTCTCTGCTCTTAAGTTCTCAACTGGAATATGCTCTACTTGTGCCACAGTCTTGCGGTCTTTTGAGTATATAACTTGCATAGAACATTGACCCATAAGTTTAAGGTCGTAGCATAACTTACGCACACAATCCTTGTGAAACAAAGACATCATTTTAGCGTATGCTTCTGGTTTCTTGCTGCTGTTTAAAGCATCTAAACCTTTGCCATATATCATTTCGCTAACTCCGTTAATAATAGCATTGTTTGTTGGGCTACCATTGTATCGGTCTATTAGGTATGCGAAGTAATTGTTGTCTGCGCCATAGCTAACCCATTCCTTGTTGCTTTTCTCTACAATTTGTGGGCTTGTGTAGGTGCTTAAATTTACTACTCTTAAATCGTTCATAATATAATATAATCGTTATCAAAACTATCTTCTTGTACATACTCATCTTTATTAATAGAGTAGTAGTCGTTAGTAGTTTGGTTTATTGTTTGGTCTGTGCAAAATACTTTGTCTTTGTATATTACACTAGTTCCGTTTTTAACTTCTAATATATAAAAATCGCCTTCTGTTAGCGTTCCAAAAACCGCATCAAAACTCATATAGTTACCATCAGTTGATGCAGTAGGAGTTAAGTTTACGTTTGTACCAGTGCTTTCGCTTGTAAGATTTACTGTTATACCACCATTGATATATTGTCTTGGTATTATCTTAAAGGTCTTATTTCCGTTTGTGCCTATTAGCTTCATATTAATATATAAACAAAACTAATTTATTTTGTATTGTAAGGCATAAAAAAAGGGCTATCCGTTAAGATAACCCTAAATTTAAAACCCTAATTGTGATTATGCAGTTGGGTCGATTTGTGAAGCAGAAGCATCAGCAGTAATTACTGACCCAGTCACAAAGTAAGGCGGTGCAGTTTCTTGCGCTACCGCTGTGATTGTGTACCCAGTTAAATCTCCCATTGCAGCACCAGTTACAATAGTACCACCATTTACATCAGCTCCGTGTTCTAATCCCATAACGAAATAGTTACCGTTGTAGTCCTCTATTGCGATGTGTGGTCGTGCGTGTGCAATTAGTTTAAGTTCCTCTTGTGTCGCTTTGTCTTGGAATGTAAGTGTAAGGTTAAGTGTACTCTCATAGAAAGTTGTACCATTCTCACGAGAAGAATTGATACTTGTTTCTAAAGAAGAATTACCCTTAACATCAAACTGAAACCAATCTGGAGTTCCGCTAAATGCTGTAATCTCTCCAGAAGCTATTGTGGCATCTCCTAAAGTACCAAAGTCAGCAAAGTAAATAGTTTTTATACCACCTACTGCACTTTTGCAAGGTACTTTTCTACCAGTTGTTAATGAACAAGCCATATTTTTATAGTTTTTTTAAATAAAAAAGGGTAGGGTAAATTTCCCCACCCCTTTCTACGTTGATTAATTAATTATTATACAGTTCTGTAAACGATGTCAGATACTTGTGCGTATTGTACGCCAGCAGTAAATCTCATCACTACACGAACATTTTGGCTTCCGTCAGTTTCAGCCATATCAATAACTCTTACTTCGTTAAGGTCATTTAAGATGCCAGTTCCGAAGAAAAGGTTAGACTTTTCAGCAGCGATAATCATATCGTCAGCAGCACCTCTACAAGGAATTACTGGGATACCATCAAAGAATAAAGAACCTAATGATTGGTTGTTTCCTTTGTTCTCATAACCAGCAGCACCTTGTCCACCAGATTGGAAACCACCTAATGCACGAGTATAAGCACGAACTACGTTAGAAGCAGCATAAATAGCTAAATCTTCGCTTCCGTAAACAGCAGTAGGGATAGCATCTACAACATCTCCTAATTCAGCAACTACGTTTGCAGCAGTTACAGCAGTACCTACGATGTCTTGTCCAGCTGGCAAATCAGTATCAGCAGCTAACAATGTAGCAAAACCGTCGAATTGTCCAGAAGTTGCAGTTGAACCACTCCAAATGTTTTTCTCTGTGCGGTCAGCTACTTTAGCAGCAACGTGAGCCAATACAAAATCAGAAAAGTTTGCTGGTAGGTTGTCAAATGCAGAATATCCCATTTGAGCAGCTTCCCAATCATCGTGTAGGTCTTTTTTACAAATGTCAAGGTTTACTTGGAATTCTTCTGGCTGAAGGATTTTCTCTGTAAGAGTTAAAGTACCAGCATTTGGGTTAAAGTTACATTCAGCATCTTTAACGATGTCGTCAGTTGAAGCCTTTTTGATTACAGACTTAAACTTAACGTTAGGCATAATTGTGATATTGCCTTTGTCTAATGTGTCAGCAGATAATAAAGCAGCAGCGATATACTTGCCACTAAATTCGCCTGCGTAAGTTGATGTGATAGATACACTCATTTTATTTAGTTTTTAGTTGTTTGTTTATTAATTAAATTTTGCCATTACTCTATCTAATGTACTCATTCTTCTGTTTTGTGAGATACTGAATTTAGATAGGTTTTCTTTTACCTCTGGGTTAGCTTTGATTGGCTCGGCTGCTGGCTCGTTAAGTTCAGCTTGTACTTCTTCTGGTACTTCGTTTAGCTCTACTTTTTCGTGCTTACATAATTCCTCTGTTACAAGGTTACCTAACTCATCTGCGCTTAAGTCCTCTTTAGGCTCTAACATTGCTTTAATTTCCTCAATCATTGATTTAACCTCTGCAAGTTCTTCTTTAGTAGCATAGCCCATTTCTTCTTTTTCTTCTTCTTCAAGGACTACATCTTCTGTTGCTTCTACTTCTTCTTCTACCACTTCTTCTTCTGCGGCAGCTTCTTTAATTTCAGCAATCAGACCTTCTTCTGCTACTACAAGTATTTTACCATCTTCAAGTTCATACTCTCCAACTGGTACAGCTACTTTCTCATCTTCGGTAACAATAAATACTTCGTTACCAGCTTCAAACGCTTCTGCTTCTAAAACAGTTCCGTTCTCTAACGCTTGTTGTTCTAACTTAACTTCTTCGGATAAGTTTAAAACATCTTTGATTTTACTAATCATATCGTTCGTGTTCATATTAATATATAAGTGTTAAAAATTAATTTTGCATTTTTACGCTTTCTTTTGAATAATAAACCACTCGCTACCATCACTCCAAATCTTTATACCCTCATAGGTTTTATTTATTTGATAATAGTTAGTCGTGCCATCTAAAGTATCCCCACCGATTGGTGTTAAGTAAACTCTTGTATTTGTATTAAAGCCACCATTAGAAATAAATCTAATTGCTCTATTTGTGTTATCTGATGCATTAGGTAGGTTTAAAGTCATATTACCACTTGCACCACTCCACGTTAATTTAATTAACATAGCTTGGTCAAATATTGAAGAACTTAAATTTATAGTTTGTCCTGATTCAACAGTTAAATTATAAGGTACTAAAGTATTTTTTATTTTATTTACTGTTGTTTGTTTTGTTTCCCCATTTTGAACTGCTACTAAAATTTCAGTACCAACTAAAGCGGTTGCGTTGTTTAATTGTGTAATTTTTTTATCTGCCATTACAATATAATTTTACTGTTATTCTCTTGTAGTATATAGTCGGTGTTTTCCTGCAATAGATAATCAAATTGTTTTGTTGTCGTGCCTATACCCTGCGCCCTTAAACTACCATCACAACACTTTATAGAGTAGGTGTTATCCTTGCATAAACACGCTCTACGCCCACCCTTTGGACTTGTTCTACTTGGTGTAAAGAATTTCTTAAATCTTCTCATTTACCTTGACCTCTATTTAGTTTCTTATAGTTCTTACTACTCTTTAATTGACTAGTTTTACTTTTAGCGTGTATGCCTTTACGTCTTACTTTTTTGCGTTCTATTTTAACCGCTACCTTACGCATCTAATTCTTTTAATTTACTGTTAGCCCAACGTAGACCAGCCTTACCACCCCATAACAAGTATGAAATCGTACCACAAGCCTTTGTATCGCTTTCATCGTAGTATTCTTCTGCTCTTGACAAATAAGAATACATACGCTTAATTGTTTCTTTAGAGATTGGTTTACCTTGCGCTAATTGTTGCGCTCTAACTTTTCCTACTTGGGTTGCACACTTGTTGTTTACCTTTTCGTTTAGCTCTAAACCTCTCTTTGCGTTGTTACTTACACCACTTGGATAATCCGAGTAGCTTTCAAGTATCATCTTCTTACCACTCTTAACACGCTTGTCGCTTTTTATAATGGCTCGTATCTCACTTAATAAATACTCTGCTTCAGCTTCTTCAATAGCTGCTAATTCGTCTTTTATAGTTTGGTCTTTAGGTCGTTCCATTTTATCAGCGAAGTAGCCCTCTATACTAAACCCTTTTACCTTACCAGTTTTTACAAACTCATTCCAAATCTGCTCGTTATTAACCTTAACACTTCCTACCCAAGTTCCTAATGGTAAGTCCATACCATACTTTACACTCTTGTCGTGTACTTTGTCCTCTACTATCCAGCTCTCAACTAATGATAGTCCGTTTATTTGGTATTGGTGTTCTAAAGTAGAATTGTTTTGTTTGCCTTGCATTAAATACATTTGCGAAGCTTTTAAGACAGTATCTTTTGAAAAATATATATAATACTCATCTTCTCCGTTTCGTCTGTATATGGGCTTATTTGGAATAAGTAACGCACCCATTAAAATGCGCTTTTCCTTGTCTACCTCTGCAAGTTTAAACTCTTGTGATTTAAGGGCAATAAAATCTTCTTCTATTGCTGGGTTTTCCACTACGCTAATAGCTTCTATACCTATTTCTTGTTCTTCGTCTAAAATTAGTTCTACTATCCGCATACTATTATATAATGTTTTTAATTATTTTTTGTATTTAGCTTCCAATCGTTGCACCCTCTACAATGTTGTTTTCTAAACTCTGTGCTGTTGTAACATCATTTGCTACTACATACGCTTGTACTGGCTGATTTTCTTGACCAGCTACTGCTTCTGCTAATTGACTTGTTTCTGTTGCGCCTACTATATTGAATTGTGGCGGAGTAGGAGCAGAACCACCACCGCCACCTCCAGAAGGAGCAACCGCACCGCCAACGCTTTTAGCATCACCCTTAATCGCTTGAATACTTTTTGCAGCACCAGCAACAGTCGAACCAATTGAAAGAGCCGCCTTTGCTGTATTGATTCCAACAAAAGGCATACCTGAAGTTAATGGAGAAGCTGCTACTGCTTTAGCGTTTGCAACCCCAGTATTTGAAATTGTTTCACTTACAGATTTAACAGAACTTCTAACAACATCAGCAATAGCTAAAGCTTTACCAACTTTTTCCATTTTTTTACCTCCAAGCGCTACAACATCTTGAAGATTGTTATACGTTTCTCGGTATTGTTTCTCTTTATAGTCAGCAGCAATTTGTTCTTTTTCCTCTTCTTCTTTCCTTCTTTTTTCTGCCTTATCAGTATCTTCTTGATTGAATTGTTCTTCTAATTCTTTTTCCCTTTCTTTTAAGGCTTTAATTAAATCTTGAGATAACAAACCATTTGCTAAAGCTTCAGCCATTAAAGCAGCGTGTTCTTCTTTTAGTTTTTGCCTTTGTAATTCACGTTCTTGTTCATCAGTAACAGCTAATGCTGTGCGTATTCTGTCTTTTAAATTGGCTAACCTTTTTTGATATTGTTCTTCTAATCTTAATTTTTCTTTATTTTGACGTTCTATTTCTTTAAGTTCTTTGTCATCTTTTCTTTTTCTGTCTTTAGCATCTTTTTCTCTTGCATCTTTTTTCTTTTTATCTATTGTTGCCAAAGCAATATCTATTTGACCACCCTTTAGCCTTGCTTGTTGTATTTCTTCTTCAAGCTCTTTTATTTTATCAAGTTCTTCTTCAGAAGCCATCATACCTTTTGCTCGTATTTTAGCAGCGGCTTCGTATTGACCAAGTGCTTCTAAACTTGCAGCTTTTGATTTTTCAAAAAACGATAATTCACGAACTTGTGATTGTTCTTTTTGTAATTGAAGTTTAAGGGTTTGTAATAAAGCTTCATTTTGTTCTTGCTGAAGTAATAAAACTTTCTTTTTTTCTGCTACAATCGTTTCTGTGCTTTTACCTTGTAAAGTTAATAGCTTTTCTTGTTGGTCAAGTAATGCGAGTTGCTCATCTGAAAGTTGAACGTTTTTTCTTTGTTCTTCAGCTTGTTTTTGTAATGCTTTAGAGCCATTGTCAAACAAAGCAGTAATTTCTTCCCAGTAAGCAACAACAGTCGCTAAACCAACAACTAATGCGCCAATACCAGTAGCAATTAATGCTTTTTTAATTCCAGATAAACCTTTTACAAAATTTTTAACTGCTCCAAAACCAGAAACAAAGCCTTTTTTTAGTTTTATAATTTTAGTTGCATAACCTCCAGTAAGTTTGTCAATAGCTCTTACAATGTTGGTGTTTTCTTTTTGAAGTTTTTGCCCTTCTTTTATTGCTTTGTTTGATGCTCTTTGTTCAACTGCTAATTTTTTTAAACCTAAACGTTGGTCTGTAAGCGCATCTTTACGCTCTGATAAAGCTTGTTTTAATTGTTTTTCTTGCGCAAGGTTTACTTTTCCAGATTTGTTGTAATTATCAAGAGCTTTTTTTGCCTTTACATATTCTTCTTCAAGCAAAACAAGAATATCTCTTTGCTCATCAATAATAGAATTAATATCTTTTAAATCTTTAGCGGCTTGTTCGCTTTTTACATTTATTATTACTGTTTTTTCTATTGCCATTTTATCTCTTGTTTAAGTGCTTTGTATCCCTCTTTTAAAGTTGTAGGTAGTTTGTGTTTACCTTGTGCTATACGGATGTTTTCTGTTTCTCCGTTTACATATTTTAAGCTATCTAAAATTAACTTTATCATAACGTTGTTTCTGTTATAGTTGTATCGAATGAATAAGCATCAGCACCGCTTATACTGTATTTTGCTCTTACTCCTATGTTGTATGTCATTCCGCTTTCTAAACCATTTACTTTTAAACTTGTACCTACAGTTGTTGTAAATACTCCGCCATTTAAAATAACATCATAGCCAACCACACCAGTAACAGCAGTCCATCCTATTGTAATAAAGTCTGTGCTTTTAGTTGTTACTGTAACTTGTGCTACTCTGTCTAAATAAGCGAATTGTGCATTGTCTACTTGACTTACAAATTCATCTTTATTGTATAGTTCTAAATCTGTTTTATTAGTTAATAGGTTTGTTTTTATCTTGTTTATTCTATAAGATTTGTTGTTTATCACAAACTTATCTTTTAATTTGTATTTAAGGATTATACTTAATGGCAAATAAGCACTAACTTTTAACAGTCTTGACTTTTTATTAAAAACTGTTTCTACATAATCTAAATAACCATCTTGAAATAAATTAGTTGCACTACTTGGCACTTCCCTTAAAAACTCATCAGCTTCTAATCCAAAGTTTAATTGTAGCCTTGTAGTGTAACCCCAAGTAAAATTGCTTAATTGAGTAGGTCTACGGTAGTGAGAAACACCACCACCATCAATAGTTATTTCATCGTTTGTATCTTGTTGATATGCTACACACAATATCAATGGCTCTCCAATAGTTGGCTCAAACTGTTGATTTAAAAAAGCACCTTGCCCTATTAATGTCAAAGCATCAGTGTCCTCATTACTTAAACGCTCATACATCATCTTCTCAAATGGCAATTCTACTTTATAAATTCCCCCATCAAATTCTGACCTTGTTTGTGGGTAATCTTCTTCTGAAAATGGAATACCTTGTATCTCGTCTGATTTTTGTACTAAAAATGTCTTTTTGCTTTTAAACTTAAAGTCCATTTCTTTATACTGAAACAATCGCTCAACACTTGAAGATGACATATCAACGTACTTTGTTATATCGTAACTTGTTCCTTGATTCATATAAAATTTAGCTAACTGTACATCAATCTTATCCCCTTCTTTAAATACAACTAAATTAAACATCTTAAATAAACCACTTAAAAAGTCCATAACTTTCATATCTGGCATATTCTTATTCACATAAAAAGTGTTACCAGTATTTGAAATAACTGCATCGTATTCAGCTATCCATTGTATTATAAATAAAGGAGAGAGAGGATTTACCTTTTTAAATTTTGTAACCTCTACATCTTGGGTCATTGTAATAGTGTTGTTAGAAGTAACCTCAACAATAATATCAAGTTCTCCATATCCGTAATTGTCAGTTTTTATGTCTGCATACCCAAAGCTATTTTGAGTCCCCGTATATTCGTAAAGAGTGTCTCCAGTTGTAGCTTTCAATATTTTTACCGTATAATCTTCTGTTGTTGAAGATTGAATATTTACTTGAAATCTATAATATTCGGTAGGTGTTTCTAATGCCACACCCCTAACATCTCCAACTGCAGCATAAGAAGGGTTATTCCCAGTGAAAGTATAATCATCTACACCAAGCTTCCATCTATTACTTACAACTTGTGTGCCGCCACCTTCAGTAGCATTTGTAACGTAACCTTCATTTCTGTGCATCCACATATAAAATTGTCGAAAACCAGCAAAATTCCAGAAGCTATACTCATCAAAAGTAATCTGTGGGAATGTATTCTCTATTGCATCTATAATAGCTTTTAATCTAATGGCTGGTTTTAAATCTACCCAGCTCAATCCAACTCCATTTGTGTCTAAATATCCGCTATTTGTGTAACGCATATTTTTACTGTGGTGTATGTTAGGAACAACTATATCTGTGCTTCCATATGTACTTTCTAAAGAGCTATCACTTAAAGCGAAAAAGTTTGTTATATTATTTTGTGTGTATTCAAAGTTTAAAGAATCTGAATATAATAAACCAGAGAGTTTTGTTTCCCCTAACACTTCTTTAAGTTCTACTGTATCACCATAAAATACTACTTTGTATGCGTGTGCTTTATTGTCTTTTAATGTTACGCTTTTAAACTGTATCTTTCCTTTCTTATAGTCTATTCCGTTCAGCTTTATAATTGCATCGTGTCTGTATCTTGCATCAAAGCTATTTTCAACGTCTTGGTTTTCATAATGCCTAAACAACTGATTATTTAATTTAGAAGCTGGTAGATTAAACTGCTGACTGAAAGGAGTAAATATCTTTCCAATATCTCTAACATTTAGTAAGGTGTCTGTGATTGTTACACTTTCATCCCCAAATAAATCAGCTCTAAAATAATCGCTTTCTATTCTATACTCATCATAGTTAGGGCTTGTAAATATATCATCTGAAAGGCTTAATTGCGTAGCACTATCAATGGCAGTAATTTTTACTGTTTCTTGTGTTCTTAAATTTGTAACAATATTTCCAACAACTACATTTTGCGTAAAATCCGCAACACTATCAATTAGCTTATTTGTAGCAAAAGATTTAGCAGAGCCATTAATTCTATTATACCCCTTTATATATAGTTCTATTATCTGCATTTATCGTATGTTGTTAATAGTGTCAAAAGCAAATTCTACTTCTATTGTGTAGTTTATTAGTTTGTCGTTTAAGTGTGTTTTGTAATTTAGACTGCTACTGCTTACGTTTATTGGTAATGTCTGTGAGTTTATCTCAATCCAACAATCTTCACTTAACTGCATCTGCTTAAATACATCGTTGTATTCCTCTGGATAAAAGCCAGTGTTTAGTGTTAGTTTCTCGCTTCCATTTTTAGTAAGTATCTTTTGCTGATGTCTACTTGTATCGTAAGAGCCATTAACAATAATATTACGCTTAAACTTTTCTGTTTTAGTGGTTAGCACCTCGTTTGTTCTCTTAAAGAACCATATAGATTGTAAAGCACCATATTTATTTACAAAGGTTAATTTATAAGGCTGGTATTTACATTCCTCAATATCTTGTACTGTTACTATAGTTAGGTTACCATCTGCATCTGATACTCTTATTTCATCCACAGCCAATAGAGCAAACTCATCTTCAAACGCAGTTAAACATACATTACTCTCAAAAGTACCACCATCTTGTATAACCCTATCTTCAAACATATCAGCACCATTCACTCCATTAGTAACGTATTTTATCTGCTCTGTATTTTCTGGGTCAAAACTAAAATCAGTAGAATACACAACTTGACCATTTAACAAATAAGAAACATCAATATCTTGATTAATATACAAAGGTAAAACTGCTGGAGTATCTGCTAACTTTAAAACACTTCTGTTTGTTTGCAATACTGTGTCTGCGTTTTGTGGATTAGCGCCATCTTCAAAATATCCATAACCATCAAAGCCAGTTAATTCAGTATAAGAAGTAAACCCTTGCGCAACACCCTGTATATAGCTATTTGTTCTGTAATCTACCCATACATTAGCACTTGCGTAATCTCCATCAAAAGTATTAAGTAAATAATCCCTTACTATTTCGCTAATCTCAAACGTTACTACATTATTAACTGCAAAAGAAGTAAGCCCAAATAAATTACTTCTGTTTGTTCGTAATCCAGTATATACATACAGTTCCATATCTACCTTTGTTAGGTTTGTAGCCGTTATGTTTACATAGTATGGACTTCTTGCGTTTATCTTGCTCATTTCTTGTTTATGTTTACTTGTATTTGTTTCTCTAATCCTATTGAGTATGCTTGTACTAAATCATCTGGCAAACGCTTAAACGCTGCTTCAAATGGTTTTGTAAAAAACATACTTGCTTTAGTTCCTTTATTATATATACCTCTTGATATTAAGTAAGCTGTACTTTCATAACTTAAAAATCTACCAGTTTTTTTATCTCTAAATTGTATACCCTTTCTTTTAACATAGTCTTTCATTGATTTCCTTAAACCACCTTTTTTACCACTACCTGTACCAAATCTATAAGGGCTATCTGGTGCTTTAGCACTTGATGACTTACCCCTTACACCTCTATCCTTAAATTTACCATAATCTACCATTTTAAATGATAGTGATGTTGTATCTCCTTTTGTATCTACATCAGAATCTAAACTATTATATAGGTTTTTAGTATCATTAAAAGTGCCATAAGGTAAAGCACCTTTAGTTAAGTTGCTTCTACTTTGCTGTATAACGTATTTAGCAAACTTATTAAGTTCATCCCTTAAAAATTTATCTGCTAACATATTGTAATATCATTCTTTACAAACACATTAAACGTAGCAGACCACCCAGCTAAACGATTATCAAACCTTTCGTAAAAAGGCTCAAGCGTTGCATCGCCATCTAATTGGTATTGGTCACTATATAGCGTTCCTTTTCTTAACACCATTACTAACTTGTTTAATACTGCTAACTGTGTGTTTAATATATCTTGTTCGTTGTTGTTTCCTCTGAATATGTCAGTAGTAGGTTCTTTGCTTTCGTCTACTATGTCCATTGATAATACACTAATGTTAAACGTAAGCGTTTGCTCTTGTGTTGTAACGTTGTTTATTATAATATGGCTTAATGGGAATATAGATTGCTTTGCTAAATCAATGTCGTATATATCGCCAGTAGTAACTGTGTTTACATTTACATCGCCAAGTAGTTGGTCTTTTATTGTTTCTGTCAGTAGGTAAAACCCTCTTATTCCAGTCTGGCTCATTTTCTATTATTTGAATTTACTTTTTATTTGTCTTGCTTCTATTTCGTTTTTTTCTTTAGTGTATGTTAAGTATGTTAAACACTCGTGTACACCTAATTTAGTGATATGTTCAAATTTTGTAATATCTCCGTTAGATAACCCATAGATTGAGTTGTACCACCCCCATTTGGCTGTGAAGTTAGATACTGCGCTAAAATCTCCTCGTTCTTCTTGTCCAAAGAGTTCAGCATAGCTATCGATAAGTCCTTGCCTAAATTGTAAAAAAAAACCACCGCACCAAGTACAGCATCTAAAGGCATATCTTTTGCCAGCTCGCTATTGTTAGGCTCGTAGTCTTTTATGGTGTATCTGCTTCCGCTTCTGTGTTCTATGGGTCTGTATAATACGTTTACAGCTCTATGTAGGTTATCGTTATCCCCTATGAAAGTATCAAGGTCTACATACTCGCCAAAGGACATATCCTCAAGGCTTGGAATAAACCCATACTCAACACCATTCATTTTAAACATACTTATTAAATTGTGCTTTGTGTCAAACATACCATTTATAATACTGCATATCTCTACTATGTCTGT